TATCCCCTCCCCTGTTCATATTTACAAAGTTACCTCTAGTCATCTGCAAACGCTCCAACTTCGATACTGTTCCCGAACTCGTTTCCACTTGCTTGATCCGGTAAATTTGTGGGCTTCGTTGCAACTGCTCAAACATGCCTCGATTCAATTCGTTGATGGGTTCGGAGATGTAAACCAATTCGTTTTGTGCGTCGGTGATGGTGTCCACCCTGGCAACATCCTGTATTTGATCTTCGTAGTCACGGCCCCCAGGCTCAAAGATTCTACTCGATGCTGTCACGCCCTGGTTGAGCGCTCGGAGTTCTCCAAATCTGATACTATCAAAGCTGCCAAGATCGCCCAAGTAAATGATCACTTCTTTGCAGTCGCAATCCTGGTGGGAGAATGTTCTGACCAACTTTTCAGAATACGCGGTTTTCACGTCAGCATCTGTGTAGGCGAAGACTTGAATATCTACACTGTCTGCTGTATCGAGTAGGCCCGTATACGATCCGTTAAGGGTGCCAATGGGTACAAAAAAGAAACGGTGAGCGTCGGTGTCGGGTGAAGCTGCAATTGTTTCGGTAGTTTCTCCGATGTGAATTGTGAACTCAATTAGGAAAGGATTAGCCGTGCGCCATGCGCCATCATTGACCAAGTAAATACCGGCCAACTCAAAGAAGTCATTATACAGATACCGCCTCAAAGGGTTGCCCGTCACCCATTTTACAAGCGGATCGCCTGGGCCGTCGTCGCTGGGGTCGCTAGTGTATGGTGCAAATCCCAATTGATCGACGGGCTGAAAGATGGAGTTTACCAAAGTAAACAAATCGCCCTGTACAACCCCTTCCACGTCTTGTTGGCAAATGCTGTTTTGGTTGATCAGCGCCGCTTTAAAAAGAATGTCCATGTAAAATTTATCCTCAGCCCAAAATAGCAGATCGGTTTTGGGTTCGTAGGTATTGAATAGGAATGCGGGATCGAATTTGATGGAGCAAACCCCATTTACCCCGCTGGGATCAATTGCCGCACTTTTACGGCCCACAATGCGCGTTGAATCTGCGTACAAATCCCAAATCACAAACTTACTTTTTCTGCTTTCGGTGGTGCCGTTGGTGCTGGAAACTGACGGCGGGTTGGTGAGTGCGTTAAATACAAAGGTGAACGGAGACAATGCCCCAGGATTTGACCTGGTTGCGGTCACTACGCCCCCGGCATGAGTTATAACCCAGTCTAAAAAATCGGGGTTTATCGAAAGCATTCCTGCAAAATTGGCGGCGGTGTCTTCTTTGGCAGCTTCGTGGTGGTAGGTGAGCGCCGTAAAAGGAAACGCTGAATCGGTGGTAAAGAGCGAATCCACTACAATCACCTCAATTGCATCGGCTTCGGCCCCGTCAACAAAGGTGAGCGTGAACGTTGCAAAAGCGTCCGCGCTGTTCAGGAAATCCGTAGTGCCTAACAACCATTCCAGGTACTTGCTCTTTGGCTGTGGCACTGTGTCGGCTGGTTGCTGTGTTATGGTGAAACTCATATCTTGCTTTTTTGTTCTGCCTGTGCAATCCTTTCATTTTCCCGGTTGGCTACCACTAGCCCGGCCTCAACCCCTCGTTTGGCTCCTATCCCAACGGCGGCGGCCATGTTCTGGATCGAGTTGGCATCTATTGTAACGATGCTGATACCCCCCGACACACCCACATTCATTTTGGAGAAATTAGGCTCAAGTAATCCCCCTTGCTCAAACTTTACCCCATAGCCCCGATCCGCATTAATGGCAGATAATACAACCCGCTTGCCTGGGAAGTTTACCGCGCTTAGTTGTTTCAAAATAGGGTAGTAGCGCCCGGTATTGTGCTTGTTGACTATGGCGGTGCCTCCCTGGCCATCATCGCCTATCCATTCCCCGCCTTCGGCCTCAATTGTGGTGTTGCCTACTTGTACGGGTGTTCCCCCGTGTGCGTGGCTTGGGCCTTTTATGATCATGCCTTTAGCGGCTTTTTGCGAGCTAATTTGGGCGATTTGGCTTGTAGTTTTGAAGGTTAGAAATGCAATTTGGGCAGCCTTATACAAAGCACCCAATGGGTCAGGAATAATTGATGGAGTAGCTAAGATATTGACAACACCAGATGCCAGAGAAGATAAAGCAGAAGCAATCCTGAAACGCTTTTGCTGTTCAAACTCTTTCTTTCTGATGCGCTCCTGCTCTGCTGCAAGCTCCTTTTCAAGCTTTTCTTTCTTTTTGGTGTTATCCCCTGCTAACTCAATTTCTTTGGCGTAACGCTCTTCTATGGCGTTTAATTCGGATTCATTTCTAGCACTGGCAAGACCCGATATTGCGGCCCCGGCCTCAGTGAGTGTGTCAAAGAACCGACCGGATGTAAAGAAGTTGCCGAACTCTTCAAGTAAAGCATCCAAACTTACCTCAAAATCTGTTCTGATTCGGTCGGTCGCGTCCTTGGTGAACTTAGTTGAAGCGTCGTTGATCTCAAGCCCAAGCCCTGCAAGGCGATCAATTAAACTTTTACCAACTACCCTTAACCCCTTTTGGGCCTGTTGAACCTGCTTTATTACCCCATCCTCAGTTACGGTTTGGGTACGCTGGAAGGTTTTTTCTGAAACGTCCTGAACTTCTTTTACTGCTTCAACAAATCCGGTCAAGTTGTCAAGCAGTGCCTTTTGTTCCTTTTCGGCTTTGCTTAATTGGTTCTTTGCTGAGAATAGGCGTTCAAATAATGCTGGTTGGTCTTTGGGGCTTGCTTGATCAATCTCTTTTTCGAGCCTTGAAACTTCACCGCGCAGGAATGACAATGAATCTTTTGCGAAACTCTCAACTATTTTTTTGGCCTTGCCTGCACTGGATGCTAATTTATCCAAACCCTTTGCCGCCTGTTCTGTACCTGCACCAAATTGAAGCACATCACCTTTGCCTTTATTGGCCAGGTCGGTGAATACCTTTAGGCTTTCTGCTGATGCTTTGGTTTTCTTTTCGGTTCGATCAAGTGGGGCAAAGATGATGCTGTAAAAATCATTGACCTTGTTACCCAAGAAAGTAAAGCCCTTGATCAATCCATTGACAGTGGCAACTAAGAACTCAAACGGTTTTTGCGCAAGCTTCCCGGCTTTGTTTAACAAATCAAAAGCAGCGGTTAGCCCGTCCGACTCTTTACTTGCCCCGGTCAAACCCTTTGCAAGATCGCCAATTGATTGCCCAAGCGGTGCAATGGTTTTGCCTAATTCCTGAATGCTTGTACCTGCATCCCTTGCGCCTTGAATCAAAGCTAAAAAGAAGTCTTGAACATCGGAGGACACAAAAAATTCTCGGATGTCGTTGATCAATCGCTCATAGGCCCCGGCTAAGTTGTTGTTTTTGGCCGCTGCTTCATCAAGTAGTGATTGTTGTCCTTCAAGGGCTTTATTTGCAACGCCGATATTTTCAGATAATCTTTCGTTGGCTTGTCCAAGTTTTAGGAAGGTTTCAAGCTCACCCGCCCCGGTAAGCCCAACGGCTTTGAGTTTGCTTGATAAATCAACATTGTCTTTAGAAAGCGTTACGGCCCGACTTGATGCCAATTGTAAAGCTTTGACAAGATCGGTATTTACTAAGTCGGTGAATGACTTGGCTTCAATCCCTGCATCCTTCAATACCTTCGGAGTGATCCCAAATTCTTTGGCAAACTTCTTCGAGTCTTGGGTAAGCGCCTGAAAGATACGCCCCGTTGCGGTGCCGCCCCTTTCTGCTGTAACGCCCAATTCTTCCAGGCTTGCAGATATGCCTAGGATTTCACCCGCCGTAAGTCCAAGCGGTACACCAAGTGCGGCGATACGGGTTGAAAAATCGGTGATCCCGTTGGCTGACGCTGCGCCATTTGCGGCTAAAACATTCAATCCATTGCCAAGCGAAAGCAAATTTTCTGCGAGTAATTCCCCGTCTGTTGTGGCCCCAAATAAGACGTTTGAAAGCTTGCCTACTTGATCCGTTACAACTTCTACATTCCCCCCAAAATCATCACCCAAGGCCACGTTGAGCACGTCAATTGCCTTAGTGAACTCAAACACGCCCTTTTCACCCTCAACACCCAAACGACCCGCAACGGTGGAGATATTCAGCAACTCTTCCAAGGTTGTGCGAGTGTCCAGCTTCTTTAATTCCTCAGTAAGCGAGGTAACTTGGTCGAAGCTTAGGCCCGTTGTTTTAACTACGTTAGCCTGAATGTCTGCAATGGCTTTGTTTAACTCAAAGAGTTCTTGTAATCCCTGTTTTGCCAATGCGGCAACGGCAACAATGCCCCCGGTAACTAGCCCCCCGGTTAAAGCGTCTCCAAGTTTGTTGAATGAGTTTGAGTAGTTACCAACATTGCGTTGGAAGTTGCCTAAGTTGGCATCGATGCTTTTTAATTCACGGTCAAGTTCTTTGATTCGCGTAATCGTTCGCGCCCCAAATGCCCCTTGCCTTTCCTCTGCTGTCAGGTCTTTGTAGGAGTTACGAAGCCGTACCAATTCCGCATTCAATGCCCGGTATGAGTTCTTGCCCTGATCCGCATTTTGCTTAAATTGGTTGATGGCGTTGCGCTCTTCCTGCCTCTGCTCTTGCTGGATCGTCTTGAGTGCTGCGATCTGGTTTCCAAGCCGCTTGTATTCGTCGGTGTTGAACTTCTCAGCCTGACGGGCTTTGGTAGTGTCCCGTATGGCTCTGGCCAAATCCTCTTGACTATTTACCGCCGTTTTAACGCCTTTGATCTCGACTTCGTAAACCAGAACCTTTGTCATGCTGCTATTTTTCGTGCTTCTTCAATGGCTTCCCGGTAGATTTCGTCAAAGTTTTCTACCAAAAGCTCAAAGACTTTAAACTGCTCTTCGATGATCCTTTCTGCATTCATCTCAAGCCCAAACTTTATCCACTCAGTACGCCTCCCATTATTGGAAAAGGCAAACGATCCAGGCAGGGGGAACCCAAGTACAGCGGCTTTATTGAGCGTCAAAAATGTGAACCGCTTTAGGTTCGACTCAGAAAGCCCAGGTTTTACCACCCTGGCCCACTGCAATAACCTTGCCTCAGCCGCCGCGCTTGTGTCTACCTTACTCGCTGGTATTCCCGTGTCCAAATCTAAAAGGTAATCGTTGCCCTCTATGCCAATGCGCAAAGTATCTCCGACACTTTCGACAACTTTTGCCTTTAGTGAGGCGATACCCCGGCCTGTTGCTACGTGGCCTTCGTCCCGTAATTCTTCTTTGCCCTTCTCAGCAATGGACTGGACTGCGTTTAGGGCAATGCCTACAAGCTCTTGGTAGGTTACTATCCGCATGAGTCGCAGTTTGTGACGGGGACAACTGAGCTAGTGGGGTCGCTGTACTTCATTCGAGTTTCAATGGTTTCACACACTTGGATTGTAAACTCAACCGCATAACCCCTTGCTCCGCCTATGGCCCCGTCGCTGTATTTGGTGAACTTCCAAACGCCAGGCTCTTTTAAAATGAAGTTTTCAAGCCATTCCCCTGGCTCAAATTCATACGTGAATTGTCCAGGCTCATTGGTAATCTTCCAGGCTGATTCCCCGGGCGTTTGCCAGTATTCGCCCTGAGTGTAAGAAAATACCGAATGATCCATCAATTGCCGAATAAATGAGCGCAAAAGGTACAGTGTATTTTCAAAGGTGCTTTCAGTTCCCAGTACTTCGGGTGGGCAATTCTCGCAAGTGTTACGGTCAAATGCCACTACCAACAAATCCAAGTAAATACGGTCGCTCCTTATTGAGTTGGTATAGGCCCCTGTTTCCTGTATCACAATCCCAGGGTATTCAAACACCATCTTAGAAGGATCGCTACCTGACGCGTCCCAATTACGGGAAAAGAAACGCCCTGCTTTGTAATCGCCATAGGTGGCCCCCAATGACGGGTGCATGACACTGGGTTGCATATCATCCACAAAAGCAGCAAAGGAGTTGACCCGGTGGGGCACCCCTTTTTTGTTCTGTTCCCGTGCTGCCATTTGAGCCACGATCTTGCGGCAAATGGCTATAAAATCAGCCTTGGTTAGTACTTTCACACCCGTGAATTTTTAAGTGAAGTCAAAAAAACAAAATCCTCAAACTCGCTCTTCCAAAGTGATTCCATTCCTCCGATGTACCATTGTTCCCGTAGTGCTGCATCAAGTAGTAATCGCCAGCCCATCAGCTCGAAAGCTTCCCGCGCCGCCGCTTCACGATCCCTGGTTTCTTTCGTCTTAGTTCCTGAACCCTGATAGGGCGAGCCGTTCCAAAAGAATTGGTAGTCCGGTTTTGAAGCCAAAGCAAGTACGAATTGATCAAAAAAAAACGAAGGGTTAAGACTTCGCCAGCCGTCACCCCTCTGAAAATCTCCATTCTGCTATTCAGGAAAGCTTCTAAATCTTTGCGGTTCCAGGGTAGTGCCTCGCCTTTCTTGCGTACAAGTATTGCCAGTTCTCGCAGCCCTAAAGTAAAGTCCATGCTGCCAAGGGCAAATTTCTTTTCTTCCAGGTTTTTTTCGGCTATGCGCCTGAACTCAAGCACCTCAATTGCTTCTCCTGTGCTCATCCCTTCCAAGGTCAAAAACTTAGCCGCCTTGAGTTGGTCGAGTTGGTATTCTTCGCCGCCAACAATCAACTTAAAAACTTTGTCCTTGAGTGTTTCTGGCTTGAAGGTGTTGATAATTGTTTTCAGGTGTGCGTATAGGCGCATTACAGATAGATCGTCTCCCAGCGTGACAGTAAAGCCGT